GATGGGACTTGTATCTCGAGGAGGCTGATGTAGACCAGCTCCTTCGGTTCATCGATTGGGGTGAAATTATAGGCAATCTCAATCCGGACTTGCTGATGGGTGCTGTAGAGGTCGAAGAAGACATTTGCTTGAATTGTGGAGAAATAGTGCGAATGTGTGCAATTCTGGATCCACACTGTGTGCGTTTTGCCTCTCCACCCTAGGGGTAGAGGCCTCTTTTCCCAATTCTTTGAATCAGAATCCGCCGCCACCGCCACCGCCGGTGCCTGTTGACCCACCGTTGCCACCGAACAGGGTCTGCAGTCCTCTCAACCACGCTGGAGTTAGGTACGCGCCCGCAAACGCGGCGGCTTCGCCAGCTGCAGCCCTAGCCTCATCCACTGCAGAGAGTTGGGCCATGAAGTCGGCATAGATTCCTTCGGCGCTGTCGATGCCAGGACTCACCACATACGTCCATCCACCCCATGCAGCCAGAGCACCGAAGATTATCGACATCGCGCTGATGTCTTTGACGATCTCTACGAAGGGTTCTGTGAACTGGTTGAACGCCTTGGCAGTTCCTTCGACGTACACCAGGTGCTCGAGCAGCTCTCGCTCTTTGTCCTGGAGACTGATGCGATACTCGATCACCTTGTCCGGTTTGCGCTTTGCCATCAAAGCACCCCGACGATTGAATCCCAGAGGCTTTGCCCAAGGCCCATCCCCAGGATCCAACCGAGCAGGAACGCCATCCCGTTCTTCTGGAATATGTCACGAGCCTTCTCGCTGAGGTCACTCATTCTGGTGCCTCCGGCCAGTTGTCGGCGGCGTCGTTGGCCGTGTCGTGCTCTGGGAGATCGCGTAGAGCTTGGCGGTAGTCCTTCCAAGCCTGACTCATCGTCCTGTCCTTGACTGCTCGCCAGTCCGTCTTTGTGAGTTCGTAGTCTCTAGCGCGGCGAACCTGAACCCAATCGACATCGAAGGTCTCCACTTCCACCACATCGGTTCCGTGATAGGTTGTGCGTGTTCTGTTCATGTTCACCAGTCCAAGTTAATCATCGGGCGTTCCTCATCAACCGCTAGGAGGTTAGCTACAGTGGCAGAAGCTGGGAGAGTGTTGTCGGTGCCGGTTTCAGAGAGGGCCATGTAATTGTTAGCGACATCGCGGGTTGGACCGAGCGCGGCCTGACTGTTGCGGTGCACTGTTGAGAGAGTGAAGGCTTGAGTCGTGGAGCGGGTCCATGCGACGTAATACAATGAACCGCGAGTTGTCGTAATTGTTGATGAAAAACTCGTTTGACGAATTTCACCCGTTGAAACGTTCATGTCCATAGTTGCATAACCTAAGAGGTCGTTAGGTAGGCCGTCTTCGCTGTCGTATATTCCGCACAGGAAGTTGACAGCGCCAGCCGCCGCAGAAGTTAGGTTGACACTAAGTCCAGCTACTGCACCAGATGCAGGCGCTACAAACGGACAATACACAGGAGTCTCGTAATTGATTGTGTCACTGTCTCCAGGCTCTCCCGATCCCCAGGGGCCGCACTTAGTGATCGAGAAGTACTTCGAAGACGCTGCAGAGAGTACAGCTACTTGCTCCATGCCACCACCGCCACCAGCTGTGAGGAGGCCGTTCCACTCACCGGCTGTGACCAATCGTGCCAGGTTAACCAGGACAAGCCTCCTCATCTCGTCCTCGTTCATCTCCTCTACAGCTATGGGATTGCCAGTTGCCTGGATGTTAGCGAACGTTACATTGTCGAGATCTAGGTTCTGAAGGTTGGTATAGACCCTGGGCGACTTCTTGTTGGCGTCTGGTAGTGGCATATCGATCACCCTAGAAGTCCGTTCCACTCAGATTTCACTGAGAGCCTGGCTAATTGTACCAAAATGAGACGCCTCAACTCATCCTCATTGAGCATCTCGATGCTGATTGGGTTGCCAGTTAGGATCATGTCATCATCATCGGCAGCCAGAGTCTGCAAATCGATGTTCTTTAGCAGCTTATACACGCGAGGCGATTCTGCCGGGGCATCAGGAAGCGGCATCCTATCACTTCAATTGCTTTGCGCGGGACTTGCAGATGCGCTCTATTGAGTCTAGATCCTTAGTGGAGATAAATCCTCGAAGGAAGAGCTTCTTTGCTTTGGAGTGAATCTCGCCGAGTCGTCGGCGTCCTGCCGCTTTTGTCATCTTCGCCATTCAATCACCACGGCTAGGCATTTGTGAGGAACTGACTTTTATAATTTAATTGGATTGGGATCGAGCAGCTCGAGAACGAAGGCTGCTGGACGATGGGACTGGTTGCAGCCGAAGTCCCAACGACGTTGCCCAGGGCATCGACGGTGAAGAAGCCCTGCGTCTCAATCTTGCTGCCGTCTACGGAAGTTCCCATGACCTTGACTATGCGATCTCCCTGCAGAGTATCTCCTATTGAATTCGAAGTCTGGAGATCTACTAGCTCGTTAGTAGCTCCACCAGTTGGAGTCACTACAAAGATCCTGGAAACTCCTCTGGCAGTGTAGCAGGACATCGCGGCCTCTCTGTCGGCGGCTGTGTTGTTCATGTAGCGTACCTTGTCGCCGGCCTTCAGTTGGTAAGGCTGGCAAAGTGCAGGGGATCCATCGGTGACGGCTCCCTTGACCGAGTAGGGGATGAGTGCTGCTACGAGTCCTTGAGAAAGAATGTAGCAGTAGCCGGCCCCATTGTCGCTTGAGACTAGGGCAGCGGTGACTGTCTTACCTGGCGCGAAGTCGCCGACGTTCTGCGCGGACACCGTGTAGACGGTATCTGTAGTTAGATCGGACTCGGTGCCTTCAGCGAGTTCGGCTTTCAATGGAATGTTAGTTCCGTCAGAGCAAATGAGGTTCCCACAGACTGTGTTTGTTGCCATAGGATCACAGCCGTACTCCTAATCCCAAAGGACGAATCAATTTGTTCGCCTCTCTGAATGGTTTTGCCATGACTTTCCTGAAGATCTTGGCGCCTGTGTTGAAGGTGATAGCTCCTATTGCCATCGGGACAGCGTTTGCCTGGGCGTTTGCCATTATCTGAGTCATCGCCATCGAAGGCTCCTGGAGTATGTCGCCCAGGGAGATCTGACTGGCGCCAACCATCGAGGTTGATGTGGCACCAAGGCCGACATCGACGATGTTGGAACGGTAGCCTAGATCGGCAGCACCAGTGATTGCTCCGTACGGACTTGTGCCCAGAGTGCCTTCCGTTAGGATGGCGAGATTCCCATAGCCCACGGCCATGGAATAGAGACTGATTGTCTTCGGTGATCTTCGGCGCTTTGACTTCTTTCGGCGGGGCATATCTGGAGTGTTAAAAAAACTCGCTAATAAATATCACTCAAATTCTTTGAGGTCTTTCTGGAACGTGCCGTCGTCGTTCCTGGCTACTGGTTGCATCTGCACAGTGGTGACTTGATTGGATGCGTACGCTTGAATGAGCTGTGCGAAGGCAGCCTGAATCGGATTGACCGCCTCGAACCCGCCCAGACCGCCATCCAGCACCTGATCCATCGTCGCTTTGATTGCCAGGGCCAGAGTTCTGTCCAATTCTTCAACAGATTCCTCGAGTTCTCGTCTGATCCAGAGAGCTAGAGCAGCGGAAGCGAGCAAATTTAGGGCTGAAAGGCCAATTAGGACGGAGATTGGGTCTACCATGCTTCCTCAACCGGGAGTGCACCGCCCATAATACTACCCTAATCCCTCTTTTTTCGCCCCCCGCAGCGCCCACCCATGCTTGTTCGTCGTTAATAGTGATTGTCCGATTCTCAAATCGCGTTATTGTTATTAACTATGGACAGCAGGAAGCACCATGCCGATTGAATCAATCAGCCTGTCACCAGAAGCCCACGCCATCTTCGTTCAATGGCCTACACACGACCGCGTTAGAGGTAGATCCGCTCAGGTTAGCCGTTGCATCCTCTTCTCACGAGTATGGGAAGCAGAGATCAAGCGACTGGAGAAAGAAGTCCGGCTCTTGAAGAAAGATAAGGAAGTAATGTGGAATAAGCTTGTGGAGGCGGAAGAATGAGTCGAGTATCTATTCAGATGGCATGTGGCTGCACCATGCTAGACATGGATCCCGATGCTCGACCCCAGGCTATGGATGTCATCAGTGACCCTATTGGGAACGCTGTGATATGGGACAATGACCGGGGGTTCAACCCAGGGCGCCGGTACATCTACCAGTGTCTGACGTGCAATCATGTAGTCTGCCTGAATCTAAATCTCCTGGGTGATGATGAATGAAGAAGGGACTCTACCAGTGTCCTAGCTGCCTTCAGTGGTGGGTCTGGCAGTGCAGGGACTCTACAGCGCATCTACAGCGCAAGTGCCGCAAGTGTGGCAAGAAGGTCCGCGCACAGCTAGAACGGCACTGGACGGGGCGAGGACGGCCACGTGGCTGGGTCCTGCTCCATCGACCTAGCCACACTCCTGACTTAGCTCTCACAGGAGAGTGTCGCACTAGGAACAGAAGGATCCGCAATCAGCAGAGGAGGGATTGAAGATGGGCTCCTACGGATATTGCAGAAAGTGTCGCCGGTGGAAATCCATGCGCCGGTCGAATACCATGTATCCTCCCTGCGCGAGGTGTTTGCCGTGACGAGTAAAGACTGGTACGATGACATCCCCCTCGAGTCGGATGTCTGGATCGGATGGGACTTGTATCTCGAGGAGGCTGATGTAGACCAGCTCCTTCGGTTCATCGATTGGGGTGAAATTATAGGCAATCTCAATC